TTACCTTGGTGTTGTACTGGAACAACATCCTACCACTGGCAATCGTGGGGTTGATGTCAATGGTGAACTTACCGAATCCGTTGTCAGTGAAGAAGTACTGGAGTGTGCTGAATACAGCGGTATAGTTCGTGGGTGGTGATGTGTTGTCCACTCCCCCTGAGAGGTTGGGGTTCAGGATAGTGTTTTCCGGGACTGTCCAGCGGTAGTACTGACCCGTTGATTGGTCCAAGTAGATAGCGCCCTCGGTGTTCGAAGGGTCAACAGGGACCCCTTCGCCTATAACGAATCCCGCTGCGCTACCCGGAGGTCCTTGGTTGACCCACGATACTAACGTAGTCCACTCTGACTCTGTGAGGTGGTAGTACTCACCTAGGGTACCACCTTGTAGGCCCTTGAGGTCGTTGTGGACACCATCAAAGGTACCACCACCACCTGAGCCACCACCGCCACCTGAGTAGACCACAGTGGGGCCCTCTGGGAGCTCAATGCGGCCTACGTCAATCTCGGTGCCATCTGAGAAGTAAGCGGTGAAGTTGCCATCAAAGTCACACTGGAGGTCAACGATGGAGACGCCATCGGTCCCACGCTCGCCCTGAGGCCCTACGGGGCCCTGTACGCCCACTCCGGTGTCACCCTTATCCCCCTTAGGGCCCTTGGGTCCCTGTGGCCCTGAGGGGCCTCTAGGGCCCTCTGAGCCCCTGTCACCTTTGTCACCTTTGGCCCCTTTGTCGCCCTTGGGTCCCTGAGGTCCTTGGTCACCTGAGCGTCCCTTGGGTCCAATGGGTCCCTGAGGGCCTACTGGGCCCCCTTGACGGATGCTTACTTCAGCGATCTTACGCTCAAGTTCTTGGTAGACCGCTAATAGTGCGGCATTTGACGCCATGTTAGCCTTTCCCCATCAAAGAAGCCAGAGTGTTTCCAGCTTGTTCCTCTTTCTTGGCTTGTTCGTGACGGAACTGGAGGTCCTTTTCCTTCAAGTTGACCTCCTTTTCCTTGAGTTTTGTCTCTGCGATCTTCAAACGGCGTACAAACTCCGTGTCCTCCCCGGCACCGGGCTGGAGATTCTTGGTAATCGCGTCCAATTTGCGGATTTCGTTCTCTTTGGGCAATTCTTGGGCTTCCACAAAGTATTTGTTGGCTCTCTGGTTGCTTTCGCTGGCCTGAGCCTCCACAGCGGCTGTTTGGGCCTCTTTGAAGCGCATTTCTTGCTCAAATTGCATTTTTTGCATCTGTTGTTGCTCTGGATTGGGCTGTGCGGCCTGATCCAAGATGGCAACGAGCTCTTCTCGGTTGGTAATGTTCATATTCTGGACTATTGACTTCACCAGCGCAGGGTACATGGGGCTCTCGGGGCTCATGGTCTGCAAAAGTTGCACCAACTGAGAGACTTCGTACTCTCGGGCCATGATTCCCAAGGTCGAGGTAGGGATAAAGTTGTAATCTTTGACCGGGTAGTGCTCCGGGTCGAACTGCATGTACCTCCAAGCGGCTTTTTCCACAAAGGGGACCCAGAAGCACTCCTGGAAGTTCAACAAAGTGCGCTTCTGGCGCTTGATTATAGCACCTAGTGACATAGAGATGCCAGCAGCGGTAGCCTCTGAGTTCACTGTGCCGCCTACGCCACTGGAGTCAACGGCCCCGGTGGACTGCTGGACCATCTTCTGGAGCTCTGCTGCCTGTGCAAAGGTAATCTGTGACACGTTGCCGAAGTTGAAGGGCATGATAGAGTCAGAGGGCTTGCCGTTGGTGAGCAGCATCTTACCGGGACGCACCTGAGGTGTGTGGCCCCTAGGGATTCTGGAGGCGTCCATGGCCAACATCGGGTGTATCGTGAGAGCCAGAGCGTCTATGCGACCCCTGATTTCAGCGTCCAGTGCCTTCTGGGAGTTGTACCCTTTCTCACATACGCCACGGCCATGGAACTGTCCGGGGACTATGTCCCACTGGAAGGCCACCACGGGTCGATCCTGCATCATGTAGGGGTTTGCCTCGGCCTTCAACAGAGTGCCTTCGTTGGCTATGACAACAATGGCCTCTGTCCAATAAGGTTCCTCTTTGTTTTCTTCGTCGGGGTCACTCAGTGACACCAAGGTTTCATCCTCTTGGAGGTCGATCTCTTGTGCTTTGGTTAGCAAATGGGTGGGTACTAGGCCGAAGTACTTCAAGAGGCGTATACGACCATCCGCTGGCCTTACGTCGAGCTCAGAGTTGGCCTCTATGTCCTCGTCCTCTGCCGCGTTACCCACGTAGACCTTACGGTAGACCCCCTTTTCTTGGAGGTCAGTGACGTGGTGGGCTGGGACGTAGCGGTCAATGGCACACCCATGGGCAGAGTCAATCGAGGTGGCAGTGGGGTCGATACGGAAGTTCTTCAGGGGGACCGGGAGCATCTTGACTACTACTCGGTCAGTGATGTTGACACCTATCATGTCAATCTGGCCATCCATGGCTGGCTGAGTGGCCGGGGCCATCTCCTTGATTTCATCGAGGACTACCTCGGCTACCCCTGTCCCAAAGACTGCTGCGTTTATCAGGACTTCGGAGGTGCTTTGGCGAATCTTTTGCTTACGGAAGTCATAATGGAGTTGCTCACGGAGAGTACCCATGTCTTTGTCATCTTGATCCAGAGGGTCATCCTCGATGTCAAAGAGTTTACCGTGTCCGAAGGTTGCTTCTTCGACTTCAGAGACGCTCGATTCAACCGCTTGCTGGAGGGCAGGCGTGACGATTCGGCTTCTCTCTGAGGACCTTGTTTTGTCTGATTCATCCCAAATACCTCTCCATAGTCTGTAGTACTCATCCCACAAAGTGTAGAAGTTGGCCTCTTGGTAGTCCTCCCACTCTTGACACTTTGATAGGACATAGCCTGACAACGAGGACACTGACTCCAAGGTGGGGTCTTGGAGGTCATCGTTGTCTAAGAGTTTTGCGTTTCCCATTGTTTAGTATCCTACCATGATATCTGAGGGTTCCCACTCGTCAGGGTCGACTAACCCTGTGGGGTATGCTATTTGTGCCAGTTGGTCTATGTAGGCCAAGGAGTCCAACAAGTCGTCGTGGGTCAACTTGGAGGGGAACTGGAACAGTTGGTCTAGGAACTTGGGGACCCACTCACCCTTGGGGTTGAATGTGATCCTACCGTGTTCCATGCGGCCTTGGAGGGCCCAGACGATCCTATCGGTTTTCTTTTTGTTACCGTGGGTCATCATGTCAATCCTGAAGAACCTGCGTTGTTGCTTCATCAGGTCATTCAGGGGGGACATCACAGCCTGTTGTGCTATGCCTTTTTCAAACCCTATGGCCACGGGTTGGTATGTCTCTACCAAGTTGAATATTCTACGTGCTGTCTCTTTGAGGTCCCATCGGCCATGTTCAATGGTTTTGACGTACCATCCATCTTCGTTGACCTTGACCACTGCAAATGAAGATTCATCGAGTCGATTAGCTTTGACATGCTTGTCTCCAAGGTCCTCGAAGCCTGCGAGGTCACATGCGATGTAGTAGTCTCCAATCTTGGGTTCCTCCTCTGACCACTTGAGCCATGACTCCTTGAACAACTCAGAGTCCTTGGCCTCAAAGGACGCCATGAACTCCTGGCGAAACGCAAAGGAGGACATTGACTTCTTGGCTGCCTCGATCTCCGTTGGGTCCAACAAAGGGTTGTCATAGGAGGTCAGGTGCCACGCTTTCCAATCCGGGTCCTCTTTGAGGCACGCATATTGGTAGAGGTCCCAGAAGTGGTTACGGCCAGTGGGGGTACCAATGAACACCGCTGACCCTTTCTGGTCAGTCAGGGCTGGTCTGAGTACCTCTTCCCATACGGTGCTCTTCATCCCCGCAAACTCGTCCAAAACCACAAATTTGAGAGACACACCCCGCATTGTATCTGGCCTGTCGCTCCCTTTCAATGATATCGTTGCACCATTGATTAGAGTAAGCTGTAGGTTGTTGATGTGGGCCTGTTTGATGACTGGGCGACCCACATCCATCAGGACTCCCCACAT